TTCACACGGCGGCGCCTTATAAATGATAGAGTGTCGATATAAGGCGCCGGGATCAAACGACAACCGCGATTATGATTGGTCATAAACGGAAATATTTGGACATAAATCCACCAACAGCTGGTTGCCTCTGACAATGATGTCTAGAATATTCCATGCCTATTCAAAAAAATCGACAGATGTCATTTTATTTGAATTTTGTCATTTTGTTTGAATTTTGTCATTTTTACATTTGTCGATATAGGTGTATATCGACAAAACAGATATACGGGGCATATTACAAATGGCACATAACCACGACATAACTCATATGGCGTATATAGCGTACCAAAGCCACGAGGAAGCGCGCAAGATGATCAACACCCACATCACGTGGGATGTTCTGGACAGGGATGTTGATATGTTTGAATTCCACCCTTTTGGCGCCACAATGCTGCTTTTTAACACCCAGTCGCGCCAAATATTTGTGCCGATAGAAGGCCCTCGGTGGTTAGACATATATAGGGCCGGGATTGAAGCTATGTACAAGGCAGGTCCTGGACACTTTTTCAGCTCTATCACGCGCATCATGGAAACTAGGGAGGACAATCTTATCGAGATGATGACTCATTAAAAATATTTGCGTACATAAAATGAATAAAGTGACTAACAAGAACAATAAGAACAATGTTAATAAGAACAATGTTAACAAGGCAAACTTCTCTGTGGATCTTGAAAACAGGAGCATTCTCCAGGTGGGGTGCGGCGGCGTTGGTTCTTCTATGCCATACCTTTATGTAAAACATTTCAAATTTCGCCCTGGCAACATCACGATTATGGACAAGGACAAGGACAGACTGGATGCCCTCAAGAAGAAATTCCCCGCCATTAACTTTGTAAATATGGAGATGTCCAAGAGCAACTTCAAGGGCATTGTTGACAAGTATTTGAAGAAGGGTGATGTTTTTGTGGACCTTGCTTGGTACATTGGGACCAATGACCTCTTGGAGCTGTGTCACGATAAGGGTATTCATTTCACAAACACAGCTATCGAACAGTGGTTTGACTCTAATGACTGTAACTTGAAGACCGCAGAATGCGAGACGCTATACCGCCACCAGCATTACGTCCGCAAGATGGCAGACAAATGGGGTAACAAGGGGGCGACTGCTGTTGTTGGTCATGGTGCCAACCCTGGGTGGATAAGCCACGCTGCCAAGATAGGAATTGCTGATTGGGTCCAGCACCTGTCCAAGAAGAACTCTAGCGACCCTACAATAAAGAAGGCAGTTGCAGCCATTGCCAGTGGTAAGTATAACGAGGCAGCAAAATACTTGAACATTCAGGTGATGCACATCAGCGAACGCGATACCCAGATCACAAGTACACCAAAGAAGGTTGGTGAGTTCCTGTGCACCTGGAGTCCCACTGGACTTATCGAGGAGGGCGCTCTCCCTGCTGAGATGGGATGGGGCACTCACGAGAACATGAAGGAGTATATCAAGCACTTCAAGTCTGGTCCTGGAAACGAAGTGTACATGGATACCATTGCCATGAACACCACGGTTAAGTCTTATGTCCCAGGAAGTGAGGTCCTTGGGATGGTGATTCCCCACGAAGAGGCTAATTCATTGTCTTATTTCCTTACAGTTAAGCGGGGTGGCAAGGCAGTGTACCGTCCCACTGTACATTATGCATACATGTTGCCCGACGTGGCCATTGCATCTCTAGTAGAGTACCAGGCAAATGGTATGCCCGATGTGCTCAAGAACGAGCGCGTGATCAAAGATGACATCGTATCTGGATCAGATACTCTGGGCGTTCTGTTTATGAGCCCCAAGTATGGCAAATGGTGGACTGGAAGCGACCTTGACATTGCAACTTCCCGTAAGCTCATTCCTCACCAGAATGCTACCGTGGTACAAGTGTCGCCATCTGTTATTGCTGGTATTATTTATGCGCTCCAGAACCCCAACATTTCTCCTATTTTCCCCGAAGACATGGACTCAAACTATGTGATGGACAAGTTCATCAAACCATACCTTGGGAAATGGTTATCTCAACCTGTTGTCTGGGAACCAAACACAAAGGGACTTCCTGCGAAATATAAGAAAGAGAAGAACTTTGTGTTCCAACGCTTCTTAGTTTCTCCCCCAGTCACAATCTGATAATTTAATCAGTAATGCTTCATACTATATGATAACATCTTCAGTTTGAACCAGGCATCGCTCTTGAGGTCCATGAAATGCTCAAAATCAGGGTGATTCCTGGGCAGATCTTTAAGTACCTCATTATATATCTTGATATTGTGTCGAAGAGTTGCCATATTTTCCTTTCCTCTTTCAATAGCATTTTTCCTTCTATTGAAAATTTCCGCTTGCACATTGGCGTATGAAAAGTTGTCCGATTTGTATTTCACAACTTGTTTTGCAGAGCCTTCTGGATCGATGTACCTGATTTTCACGGTTTTACTAAAAGAAACAGTTTTCATTTTATATACACATATCAAATGTTCTTTTGTCAAGATTTTTACATTTGTCGATATACAACTATATCGACAAAACAGATACAAATGCTCTAACAAAAATGTAAACAGAAATGACGTCTTCTTTCCAAAAAACGTTGCCTCATTCGCTTGACCAGTGGCAAAATGATGCGATCGCGTCTATGGATCTCGGCCACTCTGTCTTTGCTGCCGTTCCCACGGGCAGTGGCAAGACGATACTCGCGGAGTACGCAGCATTCATTTCTAAAAAAATAGTCTACACGGCTCCTCTGAAGGCCATCTCAAACCAAAAATATCACGATTTTTCTAAGAAGTTTTCGAGCGTCGGCCTCATCACAGGCGACATCCAGATAAACGAGACCGCGGACATTCTCGTAATGACCACTGAGATCCTCCGTAAGATGCTTGGAGTCGGAGACCCACGGATCAATGAAATCAACTGGGTTATCTTTGACGAAGTGCATTATATGAATGATGCGAAACGCGGGACAGTGTGGGAAGAAAGCCTCATTCTGATGCCAGACCACATTCGCTGTGTGTTTTTGTCTGCGACGGTTCCAAATGCTGATGCCTTTGCATCCTGGTACTCTGGGATGCATTCGCATCCGGTCGACGTCTTTTCTATTTCTAAACGAATTGTGCCCCTCACCTTCAGTGTAGTGTCTAAGGATGGGATTTCTGATATCGAGTCGTTCGATAGCATCAAGGCGGACGAACCCACGGTTGTCGACAACACCACGGTAAAGCTCCTCCTCGAGAAAGAACTCACTCCTGCGATTGTTTTCAGTTGCAACAGAAAGCGTGTTGAGACGGTTGCTCTACGGCTCTCTCGTCAGGGTGGAATCGTCACAACATACCAGTCGAATGCCATCAAGAAGGAATTTGACGATCTCCTTCAAAAGGTTGGGACGACCGACACATTCCACATCAAGTACCGCAAATATGCATCAGAAGGTGTTGGTGTTCATCACGCTGGCATGCTTCCTTATTGCAAGGAGATCATCGAGCAGCTGTTTTGTTCCGGAAAGTTGCCCATTCTCGTATCCACGGAAACTTTTGCAATGGGTGTGAATGGACCCGCCAGAAGTGTGGTGTTTGAGTCATTGGAAAAGTTTGATGGCAATGAGACCAGGATGTTCCACCCTCACGAGTTCATCCAGATGGCGGGAAGGGCGGGTCGCCGCGGGTTTGACACCCAGGGAACGGTTATCGTTCTTCACGACCCTAAAATTCCACGCGATACCGTTGGGAAACTTACCAAGGGCAAACCAAAGGCACTGCAGTCATCAATGTATATGACGCCCCAGCTTGTTCTTCAGTGTGCCCAACGCAATACAAATCTTACGGACATCATCCAATCGTCCTTTGAGACTTTCAATGCCTTTGTACCTACAAGTGAGGAAATTACTCAGGTGAGGAAATATGAAAATCAAACAAGGTCGTGGCAAATACTCCTTGCGCACCAGGAGCTCTGGAGGTTTTTCAAGGGGCACGAATGCATCCTTGACAGTGGTATGCGAGGCAAGCTTATGGACGATCGGAATAAGGTAATGGGGTCTGACGGAGTGATGTATTCACGCGGTATCGTAGAAGTCCTCGGTGTTAACTTGGGCAAGATTAAGGTGAAGAGCATGGATGCCCAGATTGAAATTGGAAAGCTCAAGAAGACCCCTCGTGTAGACAGACCCGAAAGGTATGACAAAATTCAGGAGTTCACCCAGTTGTCCGAGCTGAACGACAGGTTATTGGCAGAGTGCAGGGAAATTTACTTGTGGTTGGAAGATGAGAAGCTGATTGCCGACGGGATTGTGACCCCACTTGGTAAAATTGCATGTGGCATTTCTAGCATCTGTCCCGTGATTGGCACCAAGTTGATTACGAATGCAACAGACATTGATATTGTCCACACAATCGCAACTTTCCCTTCAGAGGCAAGCGAGTCTGTTGGCAAATCCCTCAAACTTCCTTTCACAGGTACCCCCAAGCGCGTCAACTGGAATCTGGTTCGCTCGGCAGGCGAGTGGTACAATGGGAAAACTCTAGACAGCATTTGCGACGAGTATGGTATCATGCCTGGAAATTTCTTCCAGATGATGATCCAGTGCAAAAACACACTGATGGAGCTCATTGCTGTCGTTCCAGATAGGGACAATATGGTTAGGGATGTGCTGGAGGATATCCTAATCAAGATAAGCCGTGATAGCATAATGGTAAAATCTTTGTATGTTTGAGTGTTGTTTGACCCAGGGCAACCAGCTGTTGGTGGATTTATGTCCAAATATTTCCGTTTATGACCAATCATAATCGCGGAATGGGGCCCGCAACATCTGCTTGAAAGCACTATGTTGCTGAAGCGCCTTAGGGCTTTGTTCGGTAGTGCCTCCGGTCGGTAACTCGATCGGTGCTATTCTGCTGCGAGAGGAGACCGCAAAATCTCCGGGATCTTTTGGGTAACTATCATCGACTTAATTCTCTCCGGGTCCCCTGAGAGCGTTGATGATTAAGGCCCTCGAGATCGCAATCACACCTCATAAAGTCGGAAGTTTATGAGCTCGCAGGTTTCATTGCCAGCGGTCATAAATGGTTATGACTGGCGATAAACGGACAGTTTGAACTACCGGTTCTTTAGGCCTGAGAGAAGTTCTTTTGTTGTTGGAAAACCCGTTGATGTGCCCCTTATTGATGATCTTGATCGCAGCGAGTGTTTGAAAGATCTGCTGCGCGGAATGCTTGACCCCAATCCCGTACAGCGTTTTACTATTGATGAAGTCCTGTTTCACGCCTTTGTGAAAAATTCTATGTTTTAAAATATTATACATCTTGTAAATGCTGACTCAAATGTCGCGAGTAAATATAAAACAACCAGAAGCACTTGTTCTAGCAGGTGGAGGAGCAAAATCAATGAGTGCGCTTGGTGCCATACATGTGCTAAAGAAGGCAGGACAGCTAAACAAACTCAAGATAGTCGCGGGAACTTCAGCGGGCGCTATAGTCGCAGCAGGAATTGCTCTTGGCAGAGACCCCATTACCATGGTGAAGAAATTCACGGAAAATACATACCGCCCAGACTTGGACATAAAGAATTTTGGAAACGCCTTTGGAATAGACTCTGGCGAAAACTTGTTCCAGTGGATTGACATAGTTCTGGGGGAAGAAAAACACACATTCAAGAGCATTCGTGATGAAAAGAATATAACTCTCATCGTGTGCGCCACTAATTTGAGCACATCAAGCGCCGTGTATTTTTCACCAGAAACACACCCTGACATGTCAGTGCGCATCGCTATCCGCATGTCTTGCAGTCTTCCTATATTTTTCAATGCCGTGCGTCACGAGGACGAGTTGTATGTCGACGGAGCTCTTACGGATGCATTCCCCATAAACCATGTTATGACATTAAGCAAAAATGTTCTTGGGATTCGATACCAATCCTCTGAATACAAAACGCCTATGGAGATAACTGGTCTTGACAAATTTTTTACATCCTTGATTGCGGTGTCAACAAGGGATAAGTATTCAAAAGACGCCAATGTGTTTTCTATAGATGTTGGTGACTTGTCTGTGCTTGATTTTAGAAACCCGAGGAAACTAAAAAAAAGTTTTAAGGTTGGTTACAACGCAATGCTGAATTACATGAAAAAGAATGATTAGAACTCTGCAAACAAACCAGGCTCCCCGCTGAAAGTGTCTTCATAACCGACAGGAGGTCCTGCCATAGGACCTAGCTCGCCTTTCATGGTCAGATCTGGCACCGAAAAATTAGAAGGAGTTGGTGGTGTCCACTTGGTGGGACGAGCAGCGCTTACACCCTCATCATTCTCTGGAAAACCGGACGAGACATTGCTTATAAAAGTGTCCGGGAACCGGTTGGTATCCCATTCCCCATGTGGGCTCATTGTTGCATCCACGGGAGATGGTGCCCAAGATTGCTTGTTATCCAGAGACTTCATCTCAATCTTCTTTATCACTTTGTTGGGGTTCTTGAGGATGCCAATTGGGCGTTTTTTAACTGGTGCCGCATACTCGGTAAGTGGCATGTCTTCATTATCTACAGACATGTATTTCAAGAGCATGAACCCGAGAATGATGACGACGACGCCAACAAGGACACGGATACCAGCGTGGTTAAGATCTATCATTTACGATAACAAATATTTTTTTTAAATATTATCAAATTGACGGACATATGTTTTCCGAGTGTCATATAGTTTATCTGCAATTCCACACGGAGTTGCATCATCTTCTTCTGAGAGATCCTCAGTCTCTCTAATGTATTCTCGAGGAATGACATACAAATCGTCAACAATTTCAATAACATTCTCATCTGCCTTTCCGTCAACTTGAATGTGCGTCTTCCTTCGCTCTTCCATCTCCTCCCAGAAGTTTTGCAGAGTACCCTTGTGCTTTGCAAACCACTCGCGATCGCGCGCTACTCTTGTGATGTCCACATACGGGTCTCCTCCTTCGGTCATGTGATTCGGTTTGTATTGAATAAACAAAGTCTCGTCAATATCACACACTTCCATCTGGATCTGCAACTGAGGAAAATAATGATAGGGTATATCGCCAGGAACAATCTTGCGTCTGAGAGGGCATTTAATCTCCACACACAAACCATCGGTCGTGATGCCGTCCGGAGAAGCGGCAAGCCAAGGGAGTTCTGCATGAACAATGAGACCAAACTCCAGGTTGGTCTTCCCTAAAATGTTCATGGCATAATCACACGCCTCATTCTCATAGTGAATGCCATGTTGCATTGCCATCCCAGAGAAGCTCTTAGGCTTGTTCAGCTTGGTAAGCATGAGCTCTTCCCTTGGAGAGCCTTTGAACCCTGCAAAGGGTTTGATACCCAATGCAGCGGCAGCCTCTGAAGCAGTGATAAGGCCACGCCGGACCTCATACCATGCGGGCGTTCGTTGAGCATATTGAGGCCGTTCATAAAGTTTTAGCACCTTTTCGTGTATGGGACCAACGTCCAAAGGTGGCTGAATAACAGACATACGACTGCTTTATATAAATTCCTTTATATTGCAAGTTTGTCGATATATATATATATA